AAGTTCTACGAGAGAGACTTGAGGTTTAATGCGGAGCTTGCTAAAGACATAAGCAACATGACTTTCTTAAAAGAGCTGATGAAATATGTGGGTGCTGAAGAAAAAGCGTTCGAGTGGAAAAAATTATTCCTAATACTTGGTGCGTTGTTGGTAATTTTTGGTATAATTTTTGTATTTGCAAATCCAGAAGCAATTGCGTGGCTGAGAAAAGCTTTGAACTTGCCGATATAGGTGGTTGAGTGCAAAGGCAAGAAGATAAGAGAAGAATACTTGAAAGGGGAGTTGTAGGACCAGAAGAAGCGATAGCCCGTATTGGTTTAGAATTGCTTTACGCTGATGATGAACAGCTTAAAAGCTTGTCTGATTTAACCCCAAAAGAAGTATTTTACTTAACTGCTTTAACAAACATTGCTGAATTTTATGATTCGGATGTTATGAAAAATTTCATAACGAACTTTTTGAGGTTTAGAATGTCAAGAATGAGATTGGGTAGGAAAGAGATGTTGATATTTGCTACTGGATTAAGGGAAGCGACCGAGGAAGCCAGGAAAGGCAAAGGTCTGACTTCCCTAATGTCTGGATTAGCATAAGGAGGTGAAAANTCGTGGCTGAAGGTCAAACAACTGAAAAAGTTAGCGAAGCTTTAGAGCAAGCATACTATGGACCNTTGAAGGAAGAGGAGGAAGAAAAAAGCAAGAGTTTGTTAGAGATGCTCATAGAGTATATAAAAGCAAAGAAGAGTGCATCAGCGCCNAAACTTGAGCAAGCGGTGTCGTAAATGCTAGATGAAGAGAAGAGCTTCCTTGAAATGTTGCTAGATTACATTAAAAAGAAGAAGGAAGCGATGAAGCAAAAATTGGAAGGTGCGATTGAATGAAGTTTTTGATAGCGAAAAAAATAGAAGAAAAGGGATTTATATTCAAGAAAAGGAAAGCCGAAAAGCTCAGCGACGACGAAATAAACAAAATTATTGAGTCTCTCAAAAAATTTGAAGAGATGGTAAAAGAAGAGTGGAAAAATATGAAACTTCCTGGAAGCCTTGAGTTTGAACACAAAGTGATTAATGGAATTATAGAGCTGGAGGTAAAGTTCCCAATGTTGAATGCGTTATCAAGGTTCTCTCCTAATAAATCTCAAATGGCTACAAATCTAAATAATTTTATAAGAGATGTGGCTGGAGTAGATTGCGAGGTGGTGTGAGAAATGGTTTTGATTGCAATAGTTGGAGAGCTCGGTGCTGGGAAAACTCTTACTATGACTTATCTACTTTGGAAGCAGTGGTTTGCAAACGGAGCGAGAGTTTTTGCTAACTACCATCTCTATAAAATACCCTACATGTTTGTCGGCTCGATGAAAACATTCAATTCGATAAGAGAAGGAGTTTTTGGTGGGGATGAGCTTTGGTTAAATGCCGATTCAAGAAGCCACTCGTTAGCTAAAATATTCATAACAAACACACTAGCAAGAAGTAGAAAAAGAGGGCTAACAATTTATTATACAACGCAATTGCTTGATAGCATTGACAAAAGAATAAAGAAAGTTACAGACTTCATGGCTTTGCCGGTTTTGAATAAAGAAGAAACAGTGTGCGAAGTGTTTTTCTTCAAGGGAACTTCTGGAAAACCAACGACATTTATGAAGAGAATGTATTTTATGGCTGACCCAGTTAAGGAAATGTATGATACTAATGAAGAAGTTTTGCCGTGGCCGGAAGACGAAAACGAATCAACATATCCAGAAGATGGGAAAATAATTTTCCAGGAAAGTAAAGATGCGGAAATGATGTTTTTCGACACTTGGGAAGAAGCCTTTCAATACGCGTATGAGTGGTATAAAAAAACAAGATGGTTGGAAAAATCCATATGGTGGTAAATTTTGGGAATACTTGGAGCTCATCTATCTGAAAGGTTTAGGTTAGTTAGAGATATAATCATCTTTGCCCTTTCAATTTACGCTCTTTACAACATAGGAAATTTCTATACAAAAGGGTTTTTAGATGGTGTTTCAGCTGGTATTAGGCTAAACTCTTGCTTTAATCCCTTCTTAGACACATATAAGGAAACAATTTGCTATCAAACTCCAAACTGCACTTTATACTGCAACGAAATTACATATGAAAGAAAGAAGCTTGACGAAGTAAACATGTCTTTCGTTCCNTACGAATTTGTGNTGAAAGACGTTAAAAAATANTGCTTAAATGATTTGAGTGGTAAAAAATTTATGGTGGTTGAATGAAAAATAGCTACGAAATTTTTATAAGGAGACCTTTTGCTGGAATAATGATTTCCCTTCTTGAATCGCCAAAAAACATACTAGCGCTGTCGAAAGACATAAACGTTACTTATTCCCACGTGCACATGCTTTTGGATGTATTGCTGGAGCTTGGACTAATTGAAATTGAAAAGAATGGTAGGGATAATATAGTAAAGCTCACCGATGTTGGAATTAGCGTTGCAAAGGATATAAAAGCAATTTTAAAAGCCTTTATAATAGAAGGAGGTTTGAAATGAACAAAGAAATTTTAGAGTTCCTTATCATAGCAATTCTAATAATTTTTTCAATAATCTTTCTGCTTTTCGTTCCAATTTACGAATACGATAACAAACCTTGTGAAGAACTTGGAATGAAGCT